GTTTGATTAAGAGTTCTACCATCTCTAACGCATGCAGAAACAAAGTCTTCTACTTCTAGTACTGCTTGTTTAACTTGTCCCATTGCTGACCTCCTTTATTAGTCTGTTTAAATACCAGTGTGCTTTTTGTAGATCTTCTAAAGGTTCTCCTTTAAACTTATACCTAGAAACATACTTCAAGATATTACCTTTAAGATATCCATGAAACTCATCATTAGTCATACAGTCTGTAATAACATCTATAGTTTCTTTTCTACCATGCAAGTAATGTGCAGGTGCATTTACATTATCATATGTAATCTCATTTTCATATGACATATCATGACTATGATCTTTTGCAAATTTATATGTTCTTTTATTTTTTACCATACTTTCTCCTAATAGTATTATACTCTATCATCTCTAAATCATACTCACCTTTAGATACATTACGTTTAACTACAAGTCCACTCCACCACATTTGTTGAGTAGCTTTAGCATAATTTTCTCTGTGATGCAAGTAGCACCCTGCAGATAGCCCCATTAACTTTCTACCAGAAGGTAATGCACACATAGCATAATCAAACGTATGTATGTGACCTACAGTAGAAGATACTTTATTTTTCAAGAGAAGAGAACGAGCAACATTGTCACCGCTAATAGGCTTCCCCATGACACCAGTAGGATAATTATGGCAATAGTATATACCATCAACATTAACAGGTTTCTGGTATGGATAAACTTCCCAACCAAATTTTTCAAATTTAAAATCGTCTGTACTAATTGCACCTTCAAGTTCTGGTATGTCATCTATTGTTCTATCTATTCTATCTTCGTGATTACCAAGTAGCATGATCTTTCTTGGTCGTCTGCCGTTGAGACCTTTATTAAATTTTTCCAATGCATCATGGGCATGATCTATATCTTTTCTATATCTTCTACCTTCAAATTGTTTTTTACCTTTATCATAACTAGATAGAGAATCCATACTTGCAAAGTCTCCCATACATATTATGGTATTAGGTTTTAGATCATGTGCAAGTTTACCTGCCCATAAAAATCTATCATTGCTTGCTTTGGGTGTGCAATGAGGGTCACCCATAACTAAATGTGTCGCCACTAGTTTAACTCCTTATCCCGTTTCTTTTTTAAATATTCTAAAAAATCTACAATATTAGATTCATCATTAAACTCTGCAACAGAACTAATTGTAAGATCTTTAGATCTTTTTTTCTTATCGTCTGCAAATCCACGAAGTCCCCATAGAAACGTTGAATGAGGGTCAGTAGTTGCCATCTTTATCATGCCTCTAGCTATAGTAGAACATAATTCATATTCTTCAGTACCCATTTTAGATTTACTATCCATAACGATACCACAAGTAAAACCATTTTGCCAAGGACTAACTAGTACCTTGATTGAATTTATTAAACTTAAACCATCTTTTTTCTTTGTCATGTATACCAATACCTATCTATGTTGTCTTTATTATATTCAACAATTTTATGTTCAAAATTTCTTTTCATACTTTTTCTACCAAAATCATTTGCATCTTTTTCATTATCGAATAATGTGTTACTAAACATTTTGTAATCTTTATCTTTTTTATTTTTATATAATACGAAGTATAACATTATAAGAGATGGTGAGAAACAGACCCCTCAAACTACTCCCCACCATACTCTGTCGTCTCCTCTTTTGGATTCGTTACAGAAGTGTACCAAACCCATTTAGGATTCTTGCCTTTAGATTGCTGTTGTGGTAACAACTGCAATTTGTCTCTTCCCCAACAAGGAAGTTTGTATGGGCAGTATGAACATACAAA